ACCACCTCTTGGCGGGAATACACATGGGCATTAGAACACTTACGTGCTAGTTTGGTCGCAAAATCAATTGCTGCCTGACTCTTAAAAATGCCTTTTTGGCATTTGATGGGTTTCGTCAAAACCCCATCCACCTTCAAATTTAGATATCGTTCCGTTAATGCTACGCAAGCAGCGTCGAGCGTGTTATTGAACACGCCCAAATCATTTTCTCCCATCACACAAGGCAGGGCATGATACACCCTGTCATTCACCACATCCTCAAACCTCTCCACTATCAACCGGCTGTCAATGTCCCTCCCCTCGACATTGACCCCTAGGAATCGGCCAGGAGCCCATCATTGACGTGCATACACTGTCGGCTTCAACTTCGAACCAGATAATTCGAAGTACAAGCTGACAGCATAGTCAACGTGTAGATGGATATCACTTGTTCGAAAATTGTGCTCACGCATCAATTTAAGCAAGTAACTCCCAACAAGTCGCCTATTTGCGACTGTATCATCCATGTGATAGTATTTGCAGCGTACCTTGTTGATTAAGGCTACAACAACGTAAGCAACCACTCGCTTACGTCGCCGGCGGGTTCGAACACCCCGCCCCAAGCGCTTATTGCGCTCAATGGCACGGTCAGTTTCATCATCGAACTCATCAATGGAACTGTCCTCACACTGCGTTGGCGAATAACTCACAAGAGCATCATCTAAAAGGGACTTAGCCCAGCCAACCGCAGCGTCGTGAGTATCAAACTTTGGCGACTCTCCCAGGTCACTCGAGCCGACACCCACATCGTGCAATTTTTCTGCCTCTGTTGCGTGGTTGAAATAATCAACCAACTCTGAAAATTCAACATCATCATACTGCGTTGCTGCAACGCACTGTCTAGTGATGGTGTCAAATTCCCAATCTTCCACTATGTTGTTCGGCACACAACATATTACTCGCTCTACAAACGACTCAAAACGCAAAACTGACTTAGTCACCAATCTTTGATACAGCGTTAACTTGGGAGCAGCGGTTGGGAGGACCGCATGCTCAATGCAAAAAGTTTGTGGGTTTTCTCTTATAATTGTATCCATGATTAATCGAGAAAAAGGGGGGTTTACCTGTGCTTACGCAGCACTAGGATTTTGCCATATGGCACGTGGGTGAGACAGACACCCACTGGCTAACATAATGTTAGCATGCAACGCGCTCCACCAACGCGCGTTGCGATGTCACTCTAAAGCAACCCTCTTTGTCAAACCTAATGCCCTCTTTTAAGGTACACCACTAATTTGACAACCGATCCACACATGCAAGATGCTAACCTTACCGACGCTCGATAATGTGTGGGGACGCCTGTTTGAATAATAGGACCAGGCAATCCTAGCTGACACGTCACAGAAGCACGAGTGGCCGCAGCAACACAGTTTGTTACGACACACCCTAACTTTAGTGGATGTCAGCACACGTATTA